TCAGCCTTTGGTGCCTGGTGCATCAGAATCCAGGAGCCGACAAGTTGGTAGGACACCTTGGCAGTATGTTAGAGCGCAAGGTAACGGACATCTTTGTTACCAAGAAGGAGAGGAATATGTCATCGGGTACCTCGACCTTCACGGTGCATCAGATGAAAGCCCGTGGCCGCGATGTTCCAGATTGGAGCTTCCAAGTACAGCCAATCATGGGGTGGGGAGTTCCTGAGCAACTGACTACTGCACCCAAGATGAACGATGCCATCGACTCAATCAAGAATTGGTTGGATGCCGGACGCTTCGATATAACATGGCCTGCTACCAAAGAGCAGATCAAGAGCATCTTCAAGAACCGAGGCGGACAGACACACAAGCCAACACAGGATGATGACCTCTTGGTTGCTATGAACAGACGATTCATCATTCCACAGCCAGAAGAGACAAGGACAAAGGGACAGAAGCATATCAAGTTCGTATTGAATCCTGAATACTTCCCTGAGAAAAAAGACCCATTCGAGGAGGCCATGGATTTAGGTGATGATTTCTGGCACAAAAAGTAACTTCCCCAAAAATCTATTCCCCTAAAGGGGAATATAGTAACTTCCCCAAAGCTATGCTCGCACGTGGCAACAGCCCCATTTCCCCCTGCGCCTATATGATGGCGCGGGGAAAGTGAGGGGCGGGTGCACCCGTTCGCGGTCTCTCGCGCGTACATACGCGCTTAGCTTTACATCTAACAATATGGGTAAAATCGACAATTTAACGGTCCAGAAGATTAAGGAGGCGGCGAACATCGTAGATGTCGTAGGCGACTTCTTAGACCTGAAGCGCAAGGGCGTTAACTTTCAATGCCTTTGTCCATTCCATGCGGACAATCACATCGGAAGCTTCGTCGTGCGACCGCCATCCGCAGCGGTAGGAGGGAATACATACAGGTGCTTCTCCTGCGACGCTAAGGGAGGCCCCATCGAGTTCCTGATGAACTACTCGGAGACTAAGCTCTCCTACCACGAAGCACTCCTGTACCTGGCGCAGAAATATGGCATCTACGTCAGCGAGGAGCAGAACGTATACAAGAAAGTCAAACCATCAAAACCAAAGGTTATGCAAGAGCATTCAGATAACCTGCCGCGCAGGACGTGGCCAACCACATGGATAGGCTATTATAAGAACCTGAGCAATGACAACTTCGTGCAATGGCTGCGTAGCCAACGGTGGGATGCCTGCCAACGGGCGAGGATAGACAAGGTGCTGAACGAGTACCATGTCGGGCACACGGCCTTTGACACCGAGTATTATGGTGAGACAACGCATCATGAGTGGACGGTATGGTGGATGCTCGACGATCAGAACGTCCTCCACAATGGGCACCTCATGAAATACAAGGCCGACGGACACCGAGACAAGGATGACTCATACAGCCAGACGTGGCTCCATGCCCGTATGAAGGCCGCCATTGGCCCTAACCACTTCGACGATAAGAAGGAGCTGCCGAGCTATTGCCTCTTCGGGCTCCATCTGCTGAACGCCTACCCAGGTGCAACGGTAAATATTGTGGAGTCGGAAAAGACTGCGGTCATCATGGCCATTGCCTATGGCAACAACTCATCAGAGGTATGGATGGCCTGCTCTGGTATGCAGAGGCTCAGCCGCGAGTATCTGATGCCCGTCATCCAGGCAGGGCGCAAGATACAACTCTTCCCCGACCGCGACGGCATAGACCGTTGGATAAAGAAGGCCAACGAGATAAGCTACCAAGGCATAATGCTGAATACCCAGGCGGTAAAGGAATGGTGGCAACCAAAGGACGGAGAGAAGGCAGACATCGCGGATGTTGTGCTAAGAATCATTAATGAACTAAACCGATAATAATATGGAAAGAATGAAACTACAAGAGCTCGCCCTGCTGCGCATGTACAGATATGGCGAGGTAGAAGTGGAGAAAAGAGGAAATCAGATCATCCTCCACTCTAAGAGAGATAAGGACAACAAGACTCCAACCACCTTGCGCGATCGAGTGCCACAGATGGAGCTCCGCCAAGGATTCGACTAACAACACACAACCCCTAACAAAGCTATGGATGACAAACCTAAGAACTACGAGGTGGTCAACACCAAGATTGCAAAGCCTATCTATGACCGCCTGATGGTCCTGCTGCGCCGCAAGAATCTGAACTACTACCGTATGTTCCAGAACTTCTGCGATGTGCTGATACATAACATGGACGATGCGCACAACCTCACGCCCGAGACGGAGAAGGTCATGGGTGTGTTCGAGAACATGATAGGTTGGGAGAGCAACTTCAATCTCTCTGATCCCACCGCGCAGCCAGAGGTAGCCGAGGCCATCTACTTCCTAACTGCTCAGGGCAAGAACGGCACCCGCGTCGTAGACGTAGAGCGTCCATTCTTCGGCCAATGGAAGCAGACCCTCAATACCAAGGACATCCTCGACCGCTACATCCGCCTTGCTCATCCGCAGCTACACCGTCGTCTTACCGACATAGCCAGGCGGAGGCAATGCGGCAGCCTGCTTGAACTACTCCTCGACATGACCGCAGAGATGGAGGCCGACGAGCAGAAGCGCGAACTCCTCTCCGACTTCGAGGACAACTCACGCGGTGACTTCGGTCAGAAGTTCGGGGACACGCGCTACCGAAGGAAGATGGTCAAGACACCGGATATGTTCGACGAGAATTGAAAATTGAAAATTGAAAGTTGAACCATTATGGCTAAGAAACTATCTTGGCGATGCGCCAACAAGCAACAGCAGAAGGACAAGATGACCATATACAACAGCCGCGAGTGGAAGGCACTCAGGCTGCTGAAGCTCCAACAGAATCCATTGTGCGAGATGCACTACGCCAAGGGCAAGATAGTGTCTTCTCACTGCGTCCATCACCTCGTACCAATCGAAACGGCCAAGACAATGGATGAGATGCGCCGCCTGGCCTTCGACCCCAAGAACCTCCAGAGTCTATGCGATGAATGCCACGCCAAGATACATAAGGAGATGGGCAAGGGCACCAAGGAGCTGAGGATGGAGCGCGCCCAAGCACGCAATGAGCGATGGCGTGACCGCCTGTTCGCTGCGCTGCGGACGGCCACCGACCAATAGCTGAGGGCCAAAAACCCCCGCGTACCCGATTAAGTTGAGGGGGAGGTCATTATTCCGAAATCCCCTACCGAACCTCTGAGTTAATTTTAGAATTTTCAAAAATCCTATTTTTCCGCATCGTAACTTATTATCTCACAATTATTTAATCGCACATTATAACCCAATCGCAACATAATAAGAAATAAAATGCCAAAGCTATATTACATTCAGCGAAAGCTCCCACCATCTCAGCCAGATAGATGTGAGCTTTGTCCGTTGGTTGGAATCATCCCTGATGATGAACGACGTGCAGGTCTGCGTGAGCGATACTATTGCCTCGGCATCTTCGAGGCGTTGACCGATTCAGACGGCCATCCCATCCTGGACGAAAACGGAGAGCATAAACTTAACTTCCCTCGTCTGAAGTCTAAGGGCATCAAGACAAGTGCATCGGCCGTTAAGAAGGGTGGCCATCTTTATCACAGACCATGTGATAGTCTTTGGCCCGCATGGATGACCCTTCATGGGAGATTATTCAGTATGCCCACCGATACCTATACTAAATACCGACTGCCATTTGAGTATGAGCAGCAGGTGAAGCAGCAGCTACAATTCAAATTCAAGAAAAAATGAAAAAGACGTTACGAGACCAACTCAATACGGCCGCCAAGAAATATGCAGCAGGCAATGATGGCGGCAATGAGCAGACAGAGATTGCCTACATTGAGGGTGCAAAGTGGTGGATGCGTAATGCCGCCAAGACATTGGGCCAATACGAAAAGGACCTGAACGAAGCGGTGGCGGCAAGATTCGGACGTGTGGAGCCTTGGCTGCGCCTTCAGATCAGCAAGACCGCCCGCCTCTGGCATACACGCGACCGCATTGCCGCAGAGTTAGACATGTCCGATACTATGCAAGTGTTTGGGCAAGGCTCGATGAAGCAAGTGACCGTTACCTTCGACCAACGAGCCATCGAGCTACGCAAGTATGATGAATCACTGACCAAGGACCTCACCGCCCTTGGCCTAAACTTCAACACTATGTCTAACAAGATAAGTGACGACCCGCGACAGCAGCAGGATGGATTGAAGAACCTCCTGAGTCAAGCGCGCGACAATATGACTGACATCCCAGATATGTAGATACTATGACACCACAGCAAGAGCTTAAACGCGATGCCATCCGAATGGTAGCTGAGCGATTCAGCAAGCAGCAAGAGATGTGCGATATGATTGACCATCGCCTATACCTCTACTTCGATGACCTATTGCAGCACTCCTCCGCCACCATCGACGACCCCAACGACCGCCACGGCGTGTACGAATTGTTGGGAGCCGCCAAGTTCCTCCGCCTTCTGTCCACCTACCACTTTAATCTGCGCAAGGTGCAGACGGTCATCAAACTGCGCGAGGGAGAGTGGCGTCAGGATGGCAAGACATGGCGGCACATCAATGGCGGACTTAAATGCCCAGGAATCAGCGGAGGCGAGGTCTACCGTTGGCAGCCCTTCCAAGTCTTTTGCCTGGCAAGCATCTACGGATTCTACGCATGGGTCAACACACAGGTAGAGGCAGGCACCAAGGCAGAGCTTCTGCGCACAGAGCGAGAGCATGACGGATGGATATGGGATTACAGAAGGCTTTGCACCGACTTCACCCTGACGGGTAGCCGTAAGATTGACAAGACAGGATTCGGCGGCTTCATCGGCTCCGAGTTTATGGTCTTTGAGGACTATAATATGGAGGGCTTCTGCTGCGCCAACTCAGAGGACCAAGCCAAGATTATCTTCCGTCGCATCAAGTTCTTATTGAGCGGTCTCGACGAGGCCAACCGATTCCGTCTGACAGAGAAGCTCGCAGCATGGCGCGACAAGTTCTCGGACATCAGTACCGCCTCTATCCGCCCGATGACCGCAGGCGGCAAGTTCAAGGATGGATGGTTTGCTCAGCTACTCCTGAAGGATGAGTACGGAGCGGCACCCTACGCAAACGGCAAGAGCGATATGAAGATGCTTGTGGACGTTATCGAATCATCAATGGGTCCCCGGCGCGAGCCCCTCAGCGTTACCATGACATCCGCAGGCCGTATCACCGAAGGCCCCTTCATCCAGGTGCTCGACGGATTGCACCGACTTCTCGAGCGCGAGCTCATGATCTACCGAGGCGAGGCCGAACCTATCTTCTCAGACGACCGCACACTCACCCTCCTCTTGGAGCCAGACGCATGGCAGCGCGAAGAGCAGTATCTGCTGACCAACCGCACCGTGCGATACAAGGTCAATCCCATGCTCGGCATCATCGTGCAGCATCAGTTCTACGACGACCAGATAGCCAAGGCACTCCGCGAGGGAGATACAGGCGAGGTGATTGCTAAGCTCTTCAACGTCTATTCATCTGGGCGCGTCACAGGGTGGATTAAGGGAGACCGCATCCGCCTCTTGCAGCGGCATAAGCGAATTGAGGAGTGCCGTTACGATATGGGGTGGAGGGTGTTCGTGGGGATGGACTTCTCGCACGGAGACGACCTCTTTGCCATGTCATTCCTCGCAGGCCGATGGGGGCCTGGCGAAAGCATGGAGGGCCGCCTCTTTGCCGACATGAGGGCGTGGATTCTGGAGGAGACGCTGCGCACCTCGCCCAACCGTCCGCTTTACGAGCAATGGATTGCCGCAGGCTATCTGCGTGTCTGCCCTGGCGAGGTGTTCGACA